CGCGAATGCGGAAGTCAATCCGGCACTGGAACAGGCGGCAGCTTGGGACGAGCTGGGACATTTGGGCGGAAACGTCATCGAGGCGGAGTATGCGGTATTGCCGAAAACGGGCACAGACGATTTTGTGCTGTTTGAGGCGGATAGAAGTTAAAACGGTTTTAAACTTCTTTTAAAAGGACTAAAAAAATGAAACAAATCAATCATACATTGCAACAAAAACTGGCTGAATTTAAAGCCAAATCAGGCATGAACCAAACCCAACTGGCACGCGGTATCGGTACTTCGCCGGCATCAATCAGTATGTATCTCAATGGTACTTATGCGGAAAAAGGCGGTAATTATGAAACCATCGAGCCGAAAATCGAGGCGTTTTTGGAGATGCAGGACAGCAAAGCGCGACGCGAAGAGCTGGTGTTGGGTTTTGTATCGACTAAGACGACCCGCCGTATTGCAGAAGTGATGCGCGATGCGCACGAAGGTGGCGAAACGGTGGTGATCTACGGTCAGGCGGGTTTGGGCAAGACTCAGGCGGTCAAAAACTACTGCGAGAAAAACCCTGCGGCCATCTTGATTGAGGCTAATCCGAGCTTTACGGCACTTGTCCTGATGCGCAAGTTGGCGACAGCGGCGAAGGTATCGGCGATGGGCAGTTTGAATGATTTGTTTGAGTCTGTATCTGACCGCCTGCGCGATTCGGGCCGTCTGATTGTGGTCGATGAAGCGGAAAACCTGCCCTTGCGCGCCCTTGAAATTGTACGCCGTCTGCACGATGAGACTGGCTGCGGCTTGGTGTTGAGCGGTATGCCCCGACTGGTGGCCAACCTACGCGGTAAGCATGGCGAGCTGGTGCAACTTTATAGCCGCGTGTCTGTTGCGCTGAATTTGGGCGAATCTTTGCCGGATGACGAACTCTTTGAGATTGCGGAAGCGGCTTTGCCTGATGCGGACGAAGAAACGCTCTTGGAACTGGTTAAACATAGTAACGGCAATACGCGCCGGATGAGCAAATTGATGCGCGGCGCGGTACGCACGGCGAACAAGAACGGTATCAAGATGCAGGCCGGTATCGTTAAGAAATACAGCTCCCTGATTATCCGATAAGAAAGGCCGTCTGAAATGAGACAAGAATATGCGGTACATGCCGGAGTCTATGAGGACACTTGGTACGACTACGAAACCCATAAACGTCGCAAGATTTGGCGGGCGGATGTGCGCGGCAAGCGGAAAGAAGGCTTCGCATGGTTGCAAATCCGCCGACTGCGGAAACGCTTCGAGACCAAAGAGGAAGCCAAGGAATGGGCTGCTCAAGTGAAGGCGGATTGGGTGCGCAATAATTTTTTTGCCTTGAGAAAATATTAAATAATTGATTTATAAGGAAATAAAAAATGTCTACTGTGTTTTACAAGCGGATGTTGTTTGGAGCGGCTGTGTCGGTTTGGGCTGTGTTTTTCGTATCGATGTTGCGCGGTTGTGCTCCGGAACTATCGGAAGCGAAGTTGGAAATGTCGCGCCGCGAGCGTCTGGCGGATTTAGAGGCTCAAGCCTTGGGCGAACAATACGAGGCGATGAGTACGGAGGAAAAAATGAAAGGAATTGTTTATGAGCGATAAGCCATTGAGCCCTACGGCTAGACAAGAGGCTTTGGAACGTGCGCTTAAGGAAATCCGCGCGAAATATGGCGATAAGGCGATTGTGAAAGGATGTGTGAAATGAGTTTCGGACGACGTAATACGGATTGGCAGGCTTGGGGACAACACCGCAGGCGTGCGACGGCGCGAATGGCGCAAAAAAGCCGAGAGCGTGAAATCGAGGAATATCAGGCGCGTTTTAAACGGCCTATTGAAAAGAAGGAAGAGAAAAAATGATTTGGTTTGTTGGTGGATTGGCGGTGTTGGTGGTACTGGGGATTTGGCTTGAAATGCTGGCCCGAATCGTCGTGTTGCACATGATAGGCAAATGCCATGACGGGTATGACGACAATTAAAACGGTAAGCCGTTGATGTTGCTCTATATTTTTTTGCCTTATTGAAAATATAAGGTATTGATTTAAAAGGAATTTAAAAATGAATGCAAAAGAAATCACCGAATGGCTCGAAGACCGTGGCGAGCTGATGGTCATGAAGAAGGACGGCGAAGGCTTTGTCATCGCTGCGCGGTCGCCGGACGGGATGTGGAAGACTGCCGAGGCGGAAACTTTGGCGCAGGCGATAACTTTATGGGAGGAAGTGTGATGAATATTACTAAACCAAATAAAGAAGACCTTGACGCAGTATGGGAACTGGTCGCGTTTGTAAACAAAATTGCGCAGGGTTTGAATCCGATTTATCAACCTGCCGACCCAGAGGATGAAGATGATTTCGAATATCTGAGTGATGCACCTGCGGATGAAGTGTTTGAAGCTTTGGAATACAAGTCTGCCAACGCCAATTTGCCTTGGATTATGACCGTATTGGATACCTTGCTGTCTTCGAATAACGACATTGTTGACCAAGAATCTAGTGTTTTGGATTTTTCCCCGAAATTTAAACAGGCTGTAAAGGATACGGAAAGACTGGATTTTTTGATTGAAGTCGGGTCAGCCGAATTTTCAAGACAAAATGGCCAGAAAACCTGTTGCTACTTAACCGAATACGGCATTAGAGGCTATGGAAACAATTACCGCGAAGCATTGGATGATGTGATGAAAGAGTGGAAGGAGATGTGATGACTACCGGAATGATGATTTATCTCTTGATCTGCGGGCTGATTGGTTTGGCACTGGTGGTTTTGGCACTGATGAGCCTGATTGAAAACTGGTTTAAGCGGCGGACTAAAGCTGTTGTTTTAGATTCCTGCGGTATGTTTTTGGGGTTGGTTGTTGTTTTTATAGTGTTTTTAGCAATTATTGGGGTGATTAAATGATTGAAATCAGAAATAAAAACTTTATCGCGTACAACGCAAGTGAAAGTGTTTGGGAAAGCATCATCAAGGATGTGTTCACGGGGTTGATGTTGAGTTTTTGTGTGTATATCAGCCATTGGTCAGCATCAGTGTTTTGGACATTTATCAGCGGTTTAATGTTTTTGTCTTATCTGGGTATGAAGTTGGGCAGGTTGATGCGTGACAAGCAAACTAAGTTTGAAACTTGGTCAGAGTTTAAGGCATGGATCGATAAACAAGCTGAACTTGAAAATCACTTGGCAGGTAATGTTCAGATTGTAAAAGGTAATGGAAATGTACAGGCTGGTGGCGATATTGGGAAAGATAAACAATGAACATCGAAAAATTCAACCCGAAAAAAGACCCTAAATACATCGGCTATATTTTTCGATTTTTAAAGAAAAAATCCAAACTGATTGAAACTTTAGGAGCTTATCCACGAATTGTTAAGTTTAAAGATGGATTTGGCTGGTATATCGGCTGGTTTATTGATGACGGTCTTGGAGACTTTATTGGCAGCAGGATTTATTACGGCTCCGAAAAAGTTGAGACTTTTTGTTTTGTTAGAACTCCTGAAGCGGAGGTTGTCGCCGAAGTCAAATGGAATGAATACGAACGTTTCGGAGGGTGTGCATTAACTAACTGGCATCACAAATGGGTCTATGCCAATAAGCAATCACGCAAATGCCGCCACTGCGGCAAATGGGAACGGAAAGTCGTCAAGACCGTTAAGACGGTTGAACGGCGAACATTATGGGAGAGCGAGTCATGAACATCAAATGCCCGAACTGTGGTGCGGTGCATAGTCTGGACAGCTTAATCAATGATGCAGAGGCTTCGGCGGTGTTGAGGGCTGTTTTGGAAATGGATGCGGAATTGGGCAAGGCGGCGATACGGTATGTCGGCTTGTTCCGCCCCGCCAAATCGCAGCTTTCTTGGGCGCGGACGGCGAAACTGCTGAATGAGTTGCTGCCGATGATTAAGGCACAAGAAGCGGCGCGTGACGGGGTTTGTTTCCCTGCCCCTGCCGAGGCTTGGATTCACGGTTTTAACGAGACGGTCAATGCACGCGACCAAGGCCGTCTGAAAACGCCGCTGAAGTCGCACGGCTACCTGTATGAAATCCTTGCAGGCTGGGTCAGTCAGCCAAGCGCAGGGAATCAGACAAACCAACCCAACCGCCGCGCCGCTCTGCCGGCCACACCCAGCCAAACCCTGACCGCAGCCGCATCGCTGCAAGGACTGAAAAAATGAAAGAACTGCCTACCCAACTGCATAACGCCATGATTGACGGCCTGACCATGCTTTTGACCCTGCGTCTGAGCGGTTCGCCGGCTGCCGATACTGTGGCCGCGACTGCGCAAACATGGAGCCGTGTATTGGCGCACGGCCGGGCGTGGGACGAAACGCGAGATGTACCGCGATTTCAGACGGCCTTTATGGTGCTGGCAAATGAGACCAACCGCTGGCCGAGTCCGAAAGATTTTTTGGACAAGATTCCGCCGCCACCGGAGCCGTTGAAACTGGAACACCATTACCACCCTACGGAGGAGGAAAAAGCGAATGGGAAATCGGCTTTAAGCCGCATACAGGGCGTAATTAAAGAGGTGTTAAGAGGCAAGTCGCTGATACCGCCTCCGGCTGAAACCGCCACCGAGCAGATTTTGAAACACCGCGCAAAAGTTGAGGCACTTGCCAAGCGCGAACGCGAACAAGGCTTGAGCAAGCCGAAATGTTAAACCAACCTGAAAGGAAAGAGAAAATGGCTAAAACCCGAATTAAACAACCCGCTATCGAAGCGGCACAAGACAAAGCGGAAGTTACCGCATTTATCCGCCAAATCGGCGACTTGCAGCGCGAAGTCAAACGTCTAGAAACCGAAGCCGGAGACAAAAAAGCGGTCATCGAGGAAGAATATGCCGCTAAAGCCGCGCCTATGTGTGCCGAAATCATGAGCCTGACCGAACGTGTGGCCGCCTACTGCGAGGCACATAAGGACGAGCTGACGGAAAACGGTAAAACCAAAACTGTGGACTTTACCACCGGCCTGATTAAATGGCGCATCCGTCCGCCATCCGTCAAGGTAACGGGCGTGGCCGCCGTCTTGGCGTGGCTCTCCGAGAAATCCGCCTTTGCCGAGTTTGTCCGTACTAAAAAGGAAATCGATAAAGACGCCATCCTGAATCAAAAAGAGCGTTTTTCAGACGGCCAAGTGCCGGGAATTAAGATTGTGAGCGGCGTGGAGGATTTTGTGATTGAACCGACTGAGCAGGAGTTGGCGTGATGGCGAAAATTGTGATTGAAATTGAAGATTTGCCTAATGGTAAAGTTAGCTATGTACCTCATGGAGATCTCCTTATCCGAGATGGCGGCACTCCTGCCCAATTAACTTGGATCGCTGTGCAAGATGTTATTGATATGCTTGGTAAAATTGGGGCTATACAAGGTATGGCAAAGCAGGAGATGTTGTGATGGCGAAAATTGTTATTACGATAAAAGACGAGATGCCAGTAAACGGCTTGAACGGCGTGACCATTAGTTATGACGGCGATTTGGAGCCGCAAGGCGAACTGACGATGGCGCAGATGACGGCTTATAACATCAAGAAATTGATGGATGCGGTTGAGTTTGAGGCCGCAAAAAGGCTGAGTAAAGCAAACTGACCCACGGCGGGCATTAGCCCGCTATTTTGAAAAAAGGATTAGATATGTGGTTTAAACAAGTTACTCCATTTCATGTTTTTGAATTGCCAGAAGCTGAACGCCTCAAAACAGCAATTGCAGAAAACTGGTTTTGTTCTCCTTCCGGATTAGACTGGTTTAGTGAAGGCTTTTATTCTCCGGTCCCATTTGGGCATCCTATTATTTTTGAAGCTCAAAAGACTATGCTTATCAATTTGATGCGAAAAGAAAAAATATTACCCAGTGCGGCCATCAAGCATAAATTGGACGAACAGGTTGTTAAGATCCAAACTGCCGAAGGCCGTAATGTCGGTCGCAGAGAAAAGCAGGAATTACGCGAAAAAATTATCGACGACCTGCTGCCTAAGGCGTTGATTAAAAGCAGCCGCACTTATGGTTTATTTTCTGGCGAGTGGTTATTCGTTGATACGGCAAATCGCCGCAAGGCCGAAAACCTGTTGACCAAGTTGCGCGAAGCCCTTGGCGGGCTGCCTGCTCAACAGCCTCTCACCCGTCAATCGCCAGCATCATTGATGACCAATTGGCTGTTGCAGGGCGAAGCTCAAGGTCGGTTCATGCTGGATTCTGACGTTACCCTGGTCGGTGTGGGCGATGTTGCTCCCAAAGTTAAAATCAGCCGCAAAGACCTTACCGCCACTGACGTGGTGCAGCACGCCAAAAACGGCATGAAAGTAACCGAACTTGGCTTGATTTGGAATGACCGCGTGGCATTTATCCTGACGCAGGATTTAATACTGAAACGTATCCAATGGCTGGATGTTGTGCAGGAAGAAGCTGAAGGCAGCTGCGATGATGCGGAGAGTATGGCTTATGCCACGCAGCTACTGATGGAGGCCGCACTAAGTGCGATTCTTGGTGAGTTGGTGGATTTACTTGGAGGTTGGCAGGAATGATGGAGGGTTGGGATGGATTCTGAAGGTTGGGATTTTTAAAGCTTGATTAAAGGCCGTCTGAAATGGGGTTTAAAACCTGTTTCAGACGGCCTTTTTGTTTTACCGGAAATAATTTTGAAAATATTGTTGACTATGCGAAAATATCGCGTATAATACAACTCATCAGGAAGCACAAAGCAAGCCTGAACAACCTAAAAGGATGAATCAAAATGGCTAAATACTCTTACTCCTACGCTTGCGGTCATGGTACTGGAAGCGTATCTCTTTTCGGCAAAAGTGCCGACCGCGAACGCAAACTGGCTTGGTACGAGCAAAACATGGTTTGCCCCGAATGCTACAAAAAACAGCAAGCAGCCGCCGATGAGGCAGCCGAACAGGTTGCCGTTATCAAATACCGCATGGGCTCGGTGCCGTTGTTTTCCGTGGTGGTACACGGCAGAACCTTGGCAAATAAAGAATCCCTGAAAGCATTAGGTTTTTGCTTTACCCACGACGAAAAAGAAGGATTGGCCGGAGTGTTGGCTACGAAAGAGCCGCCCAAGGCATGGCAAAAAACTTTTGAAGCTAAGTCTGAAAGCGAACTGATGGAAAAAGCCGAAGCCATCATCCAAGAAATCGCCCCGCTCGGCTACCGTTTGGAGCAGCCGGCCAGCAATGTGCTGGATATGGCGATGCTGCGCCACCAATGGCAAAAAATCGCTGAAAAAGAAGCCTCAAAACCCCAATACAACGGCTGCTTTGACTTTTTGAAAGAGCGGCACGGCGCGGATTATGCCAAAAGCAGCCGCGAAGGCGGCAAACCGTGGAACGGCAAAATCTACGGCCGGCCAGGCAGCTACAATTACTATGTGGACGACACCAAACACAGTATGACCGATGAGCAAAAAGCAGCCATCGATGAGTACCGTGCCGCCCTGCAGGCTTGGCGCGAACAATAAACCATCCAACCGGCGGGGAGCCTACGGCAGACCCGCCCCTCCTTAAGGAGCAACCATGAGCTGGTTTAGTAATTGGCTGTCCCGGCCGCCCCGTTTTCAGACGGCAGCTGAGGAATACCTGTCTGTCAGCCTCGCCAAGTGCTGTCCGGAAATGCAAAAATACACCCACTACCGAATGGAGCGGTATGTGTATCCGTTTATCGGGCAGCAGCGTATCCACCGCATCACACCCATGCAAATCATCCGCTGCATCCAAACCTACGAGCAAGATGCGCCGTCGCAGGCACGGCGGCTGTTGCAAGTGGTATCAGGGGTGTACCGATATGCCAAGGTGCAGGGCTGGTGCCGCTACAATCCTGCCGAAGGGCTGGGCATTGCGCTAAAACCCTATACTTACAAGGGCTTTAGCTTTATCCCACCGCAGGATATGCCCGAATTTTTGGCGGCGGTGGATACCCATACCAATATCGATGCCGCCGCGCTGACTGCCTTTTGGCTCATTGTCTATACCGCTGTTCGGCGCGGCGAGGCGGTTAATGCAGCGTTGCCTGAATTTGATTTTGCGACGGCAACATGGACGATCCCTGCAGCGCGGATGAAAATGAGGCGGCCACATGTCGTCCCACTCGCGCCTCAAGTTGTGGATTTGTTGTCTGCTTGGCTGGTTGAGCGAACACGGCGCGGAATTGCCGGAGACCTTTTATTCGGCGGCATCGGCGGACACCGACCCTTGCACGTTATCACGCAGGCTGGCTGGCGGGACAAGATGACGATACATGGATTCCGCAAAGTTTTTAGCACGCACGCCCACGAAAGCGGGCTATGGTCAGTTGATGCAATTGAATTGCAGTTGGCCCATATCATCAGCGGTGTACGCGGCGTTTATAACAAGGCGATGCTGTTAGACGAGCGCAGACAGTTAATGATTTGGTACGCGGACGAGATAAACCGATGGCGTGCCATCGGCCGTGGCGGATATAATGATTGCTAAAAGGAGTCAATCTATGCACCACACTATCATTGAGGCGTACCGTCGTCTTTTGTTTTTAACCGTTTTGGAGGCCGCCAAAACGGTTGCCTGTACATCTGTCCGTCCTGATGGGGTATCAGAGCGGGCTTGGCACCGATGGGAAAGTGGCGAAGGAGCCATGCCTGATGAGGTGGCGGAAAATCTGTTGGCCCTGATACGGCTCAGGCAGAGAGAGATAGACAGTATCGCCGCGCAGATTGCCGGCGGAACTAAGCCTATACTGACCGCCCCAAAAAAAGGGGCAGATGTATTGGAATACAAAATCAAATTGTCGGTTTTTGCCGAGGCAATGGCGATGGGCTGCAAAACAAAATAGGAGGCCGAATGAAATATCCCGAAGCAGGCTACACCCCTGCAAATTTAAGATTTGTGATGGATACATACGGGCTGACCCTTGCCGAGGTCGGACGACGGACTGGCACGGCATTGCGCACCGTGCAAAACTGGGTCGCCCCAGTTGATGCCAAGGATCACTCTGGGATGCCGCACCGCAAGTGGGTCATGCTGCAAAACACGCTCAAATAATTCTTGACTATGCGAAAATATCGCGTATAATAAAACTCATCGGGAAGCACAAAGCAAGCCCGAAAAACCAAAAGGACTTAAAAAATGAAAGATTTATTGGATATTGAAATGAAACAGGCCGAACTTAGAAAAGTGGATGCTGAAATCGCAAAAATCATCGCAGACGCGCATAAGATAAATGCGGAATCGGTCAAAATAGCCCAAGAGGCTCGGTGGTATCCCATTATGATTGCTACTGGATTGGTATCAGCCGTCGCGGCAACGATGGCGGTAGTGATTAAATTCTTATAACAAAAGCCCCCAAATGGGGGCTTTTTCATGCCTGTCAGTTTCGCAAAAAAAAACATTGACTTAATACTATATATTGTATTTTATTGGTATAATATGCGCTAATTTATACTATATGTTGTAATGGAGAGATAATGCGCCGGGCGTTGATTGCGAAAATTAAGATTGCTCAAAAGGAGCTGGGCTTGGATGACGGTACCTATCGCGCGGTGTTGGAGCGTGTGACGGGCAAGCGGTCGTGTGCGGAGTGCAGTATCCCTGAGCTGGAGCGCGTGGTCGAGGATTTGCGCCAACATGGGTTTCAGCCGAAAAAAACGGTGGGGCGACGACCGAACCGCCGCTCTTCCGCCGACCCGATGATGCGCAAAATCGAAGCCCTGCTGCTGGATAACGGCTGGTCTTGGAATTATGCGCACGGTACGGCGAAAAAGATGTTTAAGGTTGACCGCGTGGAATGGTTGTCCGACGGCAATATGCACAAGCTGGTG